GGTTTTTCCACTCTGTAATAAACTGTTCCATTTCTGGTTTACGAGAATATGCAACAGAATTATTAGAAAGGGCTCTTTGTGAATTCTGTTCCCACCAGTTTCCAAATTTAGCAGAAGCCATTTCGATATCATTGATATTTGAAAGGGAAATCATTGCGGAACGACGAACCCCACCAACTACAACAATTTCACCAATCTTACACATAATATCATGGCATTCAATTGGCTTTAATTGTCTACCTGCTGCTGATTTAAACTTTGCAATTGTAAAATCAAAAAGATTAATGAGCGGTTGTGGTCCAGATGATCTTCCACCCATAGTTTTAAGTCTTGCTCCTGCTGGCCTAAGTTTAGATACATCAATGGCTGGAATCTGTCCTGCCCATAGCATTGCAAGTAGTTCTCTATATGCCTTAGCCCATCCGGTCTTTGAATCCTCTACAACAATTGTTGTCGTTGATTTTTCAAATGATTCAGGAACGGAAGGAAGTTTATTAACATACTTATACTCAACAGAAAATCCAACACCTGTGCCACACATGAGAATATACATTGTCTCATCAAATGAACGAGGTGAATCTACTGGAACAAATGAACAGTTGTACCCAGCAACATGATCTCTTGCTAAAGCTGGTCCGGCAGTCATTACTGCTCTCATGGAAGGCATTACATCTCTATTGTAAACAGCTTCTTTAATATCATTTAAAAGTTTTTTATCAATAGTATAATTATAATTTTCAGATAGATGAGAAGTCATATAGTTGAAATATCTATCAACAGTTTCAGCCCATGTCTCTCTTCTGTTTTGTTCTGGTATCCATCGTGCATATCTGGATAACGCAATAAAATTTTCATAATGATTATCAATAATATTAGACATATAGGCCTTTTCTGTTGTGCAAACAACCTGAGTGATTTTTTGTGATAACTACTATTCTATCAAAATAAATTTAAACAAGATAGACCTTTGTAATATTTTACATAACTTTTATGTCACATATATTAGTCAACTATAAAAATATTTTTTAGTAAACTGACTTGACATACCCTTTAATTCAATGTTATTATTGTATTTCGTTATCTCTAAAGGAGGAAATGCCAATGGAGAGAGTCAAACTAGCTTTGAGCGATGTTGTTCATAATTGGACAGTGATAGGAATGATAATATTATTTTTATTTACTGTCAATCCTGGACCAACAAAGAGCGAAGCAGTGGTTGTAAAACCACAAAAAGTAAAAACTGTAGCACAAATCAAGAAAGAAACCTTAGAGAGGTACAGTAAAACTGTTTACAATCCCTCTGATAGCCTTACAGGGCTACAACTCAAAGAGTTGCTATCAACTGTAGGGTTTGAGGGAAAAGCCCTTAAAACGGCTTGGGCCATTGCTATGAGAGAGTCTAATGCTCGACCAAAAGCATATAATGGTAACAGGAAAACTGGAGACAGTTCCTATGGAATTTTTCAGATCAATATGTTAGGTCAACTTGGCATAGATCGTACGAAAAAATTCAATCTGGTTTCAAATAAACAATTATTTGATCCAGTAAAAAATGCAGAGATAACGTATTATATGTCAAAACACGGAAGTGATTGGCATAGCTGGAAGGGACTTAACCCTGCAGCTAAAAAGTGGTTAAAGTATTTTCCAGAATAGAAGAAAATGAACAAGATACAATACGTATCAACATATATATCACTTGCACAAGAGGGTCTTGTTACTAGCTTGGATTGTCCACTAGATCAAGGCCCTCTTATGTGTAATCTTGAACAAAATAGCGATGAGGATATAGTATTCTTATATTGTTTGTCATGTTCTTACAAGAAAATAGTTGGTCTTAGTCATTTTAATACAATAAAGTCGGAGGTGGATAATGCAATCAGAAGAACACAACATTGAAGATAACCTGCCTATGGTTAATTACATTATGTTACATAGGATATACGATATGCTAACTCTTATTGCCACCGAGCTGGTGGGTGATGATAAGGTATCTAAAATGATTAACTACCATAGCGAAGGGTATTTACTAGGGCCTTCTCCCTCTTATTCACCCAATGAGGAATAAGTCTAAAAACCAATAAATGCCGAAAAGTGTACCAAGTGCGACGGCAGTGCTTCGGCGAGATAGAAAACCCATATCAATAAAATATCTTTAACATATTATCAGATAATTCAGATGGAGATACTGCTTTAACTCCAGCTCTTTCATAAGCCCGTCTCATCGTAGGATTATCATCAATAGCTAGTATAGGTTTATACTTTTTACCCATATTGTATTTATATTCTGCAGTATCTGCCGTAGAACCAGGATTCATAATAAGGCGATTATATCTAATATCTGCCTGCTTTAATTCTCTTACTGTTTCCTGGCGGGTAGATTGATTTCTTCCAGTGACTATAATAATAGTATATTTACCATAGTGATTATTTAGCCATGTAATAGTATGGGCTATGGGCTCATCACCATTTCTTAATAATGTTCCATCAATATCGCAAATTATACTAGCCATGATATCTATAATACCCTACTCTTTATAAAAATCTATTTCGTAGTTAAATCTATTTGAATCTTCTAGGGTCCATTTAGATGCATCTTCTACATCCCATTTATGAGTATTAATAAGACGATCAATAACAAGTGCGCCGGGTTTTGTCACGAAAGAAGGCTCTAATAACAATACTCTATTATTAGGTTGTATTGCAAAATTACCATCATCTCTTTGTATGACATGTCCACATTTATGCTGGCCGGGATTTTCTGAATATCCATCATCTAATCTATTAGAATCACCAGAGTACCAGTCTAGGGTAAATAGATACTTCCCCTTGATTTTATTCTTATTTCGATCTGTGTAATATATTACCATATTTTTAAGATTATTAAATTGAGTTACAGATACAAATGGACTAAATGAATTCCATAGCACAAGGTTGTGGATATCTACTTCAGGTACCCCAGGTTTTGTGCAAAAGGCATTGATAGGCATTCTCCACCATAACCCGCCATCTTCCATCATTAAGTGAAATAGAGGAGATCTTCCAGGAATTGAAGCTACACCAAAAATAACACATGGAAAGTAGAGATCATGACTATCTTCTTGATTACGCAAAAAGTTTCCCCGAACATAACATTCTATTGGAGGGATATTTGCGTTTAACTCTGGCATTATTCCGCCAAATACTTACTTGAAATACTGTTCCAGTATTTTTCACCTAAAGTTGGTCTATGTTTTAACTTAAGTGAAGAACCGTGCTCTTTTAGCAATTCTACGAGATATAAGACATTATCATGTTTTCTTTGCTTTCGAGCAAAGTTTTTTTTATATCTCTTATGTCCTCTTTGTTGTTGAGCTTTACCCATACCTTTATGCATTTAAAGATTAAACCTTTACTTTATGTATATACATATATTATATATGATACTTGGGAAATTATGATTTTTAGGAAATGCCCCCCTACCCCCCATAAAATAAATTATGAAGAATAGAGAGAGCTTTCACTAAATTTCAATTGTTGACACTTGGTCTAATTGAGTTTCCAGTGTAACGCCCCCACAAACCAATACTAGTATACCGTGTGAAAAATTCTTAAGTCAATACTTTTCAAAAACTTTTTTAACAATTGTTGATATGACAATCGCATATGCAGCGTACTTCTTTATCTAAATGAGTATACGATACTGCACAAAGCTCGTGATGATTATCGTTACACCACCCAAATGGAATTTTATTGCTCATTGTAGTATTTTATACTATTAAATAATTCTAGTCAACTAAGATATAGATATATCAAAATGTTAATAAAAAATTTTTTTTACTTCATGTCTTTGATTAAACCTTTTACAAGGAACGATAGCAATACCAGATAGTATGAGATGATTCCACCCGCAAATAAAAATTCAATCATAAATTTATTATACAAGATAAACTTTGAAAATCAGATTTCTAAAAATGTTAATATAATTTTATTTTGTATGATCCCCATTTTGGTAGAAATCGGACATTTGGGATAGTGCGCCCATATGGTTACAAATAGATGAGTTTTGTAGATACCCTACAATCCGACACGAAAATCTTTGTAGTTTTTTGACTTGAAATTTCCGATTCTGTCTGATACGCTTATGCTATAAGAAAAATTAAATAAAG